CAGCCTTCTCAGCCACGAACCTACTGAACACGGAGCGTCGGGGCCACCGGCAGAGCCATCACCGACTTTCCCACTTCATTAGACGGGGCCGACCTCCCAACGGCGTTCTGCGCGTAAAGTCGCCAGCAGTACGATGCTCCGGGCAAAAGACCCGTCTCCCTGTGCGAGCGCGCCGTGCCTGCAATCGTCGCAACCTCCGTCCACGAACCAGACGCGCTACACGCTGCGTCCTTGCGTTCCAAGATGAAAGTCACGTCATTCGCGGCGTAGTCCCATTCAAGCAACGCTTCAGTGGGGGGGACCTGCGCCATCAGGGGCGTTGCAACGAAAAACAGGACTGCAATCAGTTTTCTCATCTCGGCTCCTATTGCACCGTTGCCGACGCGCCAGTGAGCGCGCCGTCTTCGCTGCGTCTGATGTCGTTCAGCATTACTTTCCTGGGCTGGTTCATGGATTGCGCCATCATGGCAAGCGACTCGCTTTGCTTGTCGAGCGCCTGCGCGAATACCTGCGTGATCTGGTTAAGCGTCTCGACGAACTTCGGCATCGCGTTCTCAAGGAGCGGCGCTTCTTCGGCCTTCGCGCGCTGCTGCATCTCCATGTCCATGCGCTTTGCGTCCATGCCCATCTTCTGATCGGCCATCTGCCTGTCGTGGTCGCATTTCATCTGCGCGAGCGCCAATTCCTGCTCGGCAACGTAGCGTTTCAGCGCGAACTCTGCTTCCGCCTTCGCCTGCGCGAGCGCGGCCTCGGCCTGCTGGCGCTGTTGCTGGAGAGCAAGCTCAGCCTGCTGCTCTGCCTGACGCTGCGCGAGCTTCGCCTGCTCTGCCTGCGCCGACATCTGCAGCTTCGCGGCTTCCGTTTGCTGATCCGCCTTCAGGCGCTGGTTTTCCTCGGTGAGCTTCCTGATCTGCTCCTCGTGCTTCTTCATCGCCTCCTGGATCTCCTCGGGGACCTGCGGGGCGTCCTCCATCATCTTCAGGATTTCTTCCTTGTTCGACAGGGGGGAAGACATGATGACCGCCTTGGGCGGTATCGGGAAACCGGACTTCACCATCTCGGCCATCGCCTGGAAGTCCTCGACTTCCTGCGTGACCGTATCCGGCACGTCGGACATGATGATGTCCACGTCCAGATGCACGATGTCGTTTTGCGTGTCGGCCATTTCCTGCATGGCCGGGTCCATCGCCACGCGCTGCTCAAGCTGCGCGATGATCTCGGGCGGCTGCTTCGATTCCTTTGCCTGCTCGATGACCAGTTGTCCCTTGGTCGCCTTGCGGTTCAGTCCGACGAACTTGAGGTTGTTCTGATCGTCCGTCACCCGCAGCCACATCTCGTCTTTCCAGTATTGCTTGATGCGGTTCCAGATTTTCCGGTACACGCGGATATCGAGGTTCTTCAGCACGTCGAACATCGGGGCAAGCTCGGTTTGTCCGGTGAGTGCGCGCTGGCGAAGCGCGACGCCTGATTGCACCGTCTTGTCCTTGCCCATCGTCGCCGCGTTCATGCCGACGCTGTCAATCTCCAGTTTCGCTTCCGTGAGGAGGTTGAACTGCGCCTGCGCCATGTCGCCTGTCGGCAGGATCCCGAAGTCCTTGTTCAGCTCGCCGTAGGCGAATTCCACATGCCCGTCTGGCTTGGCAAGCTCGGCACGCGCTTTGTTCACGTCGGCCACGGCGCCGGCGGTGCCGAAGGTCTGCCGGACGCTCATCAGGTGCAGCGCCTTCGAGCGGCGCTTGTTGATCTCGTCCTGGATGTCCAGCAGTTGCTTCACAGCCCCGTAGCGGCCGCCTTCGCGGTCAACGAACAGCGACGCAAACTCGTATGCGTGCTCGGATTCGCCCTCCTCGTTCACATACGGAGATTTCATGGGGCGCTTGCAGTAGCCGCCGAGCGTGAAGCACGAATACCACCAGTTTCCGTCTTCCTTGCGGTAGTACAGCTCGACAATCTTCACGCGCTTTCGCGCTGTGTCCATCCAGCGCGGCTTATCGTCGTATGTGCGCGAGCCGGTGCTCATGGACTGCAGAACGTCCTCGGCCTCCGGGTACATGGCGAGTGCGTCCTCGAAGTCCATCCACACGACTTGCCCGAGGTACTTCGCGTCCGAGAAGTCCTTGCGCCGGGAGTGCGGATCCCAGATCAGGCGGTCCCACATGATGTGCCGCACGACGATCTTGAATCCGTCTTCGGCCTTCGGCTTCACCATGATTTCCAGGCCGCCGGTGCCCTCGATGCACAGGTTTTCCCACGTCTCCGACCTGTGCTGCGAGTACATGTTGTCCTGCAGGACGAACCTGATGGCTTCGGACGCCGCGTTCGATGCTTTCTGGTGCTTCGGCGTTCTCGGCATTGCTTTCGCTGTCGTGCGATTCGCGTGCTCCATGCCCATGAGGCCGTCGATTTTCGGCTTGATGCGGTTGATTACCGTCGGGGCCTGTTTCTGCGCCTTCAGTTTCGCTATTTCGGCATCAGTCCACTGATGGCTGTCGTAGTAGTTACGCGACTTCTCGGCAAGTTCTCTCGCGTGCAGCGAAGCGTCGTCTGCGTCGTTGACGTATCTGACGAGCGTTCCGTGTTCTTCGTCTGCGACGACGTTTACTTCCGTGTCCTCTGGGACGGCGAAGGCTTGAGCCGGTTTCTTGCGGGTTTTTTTCGTAGCCATTACGCGGTCCTCCAGCTTTCCTCGTTCGCGCTATCGTTCTCGAAGCGCATCCAGCGTTCTGCTTTCTTCTCGGGCTTTTTCACCGTCGCCATCCACGGCCGGCTCATGCAGGCGTAGCGCGTATCGTCGTAGCAGTTGTGAACAAGTGAGCCATTCTCTAGAGCGAATGCGCTACCTTCTGGCACGTTTAGACAGATAACGTCTGCCTTCCCGTTCTGCTCGACGGCGACGCACCGACTCTTGACGGCACACATCACTGCAATACTTAGACTTAGGCGCGAAAGCCCTAACCACCTTGTACCTAGAACCACAAATCTCACAAGTTTTCGCCACTGGGTTTTTGCGCATCTCAATCCAGTTTGCTTTAGCGCGTACAGAGTGCCAAGCCCTTCCTTTATTGGAACCATGCCAGCGCCTAGCAGCTTCTCTGGCAGCCGTGAGACCTTTGGTGTGATCGTTTCTCTTTGAGTGGTAAGAAAGGTGCGCGGCCTCTGGAATAAGTTCGAGATTGCTGATCTGGTTGTTGCTTCTGTCCCCATCTCTGTGATGGACGTGCAATCCATCCTTGATGGGGCCGTTGTGATGTTCCCAGACAAGGCGGTGCAGTCGTACGCCCTTGCGTTGGAAATAGAAGCCGCAAAGGTAATAGCGTTTGCCAAGAAACTCTTGAATCGTCTTGCTAATGACCTGAACCATTCGGCCCTCCTTTCGGAGAGCACATTGTAGCAGACTTCATCAAGTAGATCCTGCGCCTCAACCCAACCACGCCCTGTACGGAAAAGATGGTCTGGAGTGCAGACAACCTCACTGCCGTCATCAAAGGACAGCTTTACAACATCCGCGTGCCTACGTTTCGTTTTGAAACAAGATACGACACCGTTTTGATTCAAAACCTGTCCGTCTTCTCCAACCACCCCGTAGAAATGACGAGTGCCGACAGCGAAACAATGGTCTTCCTGGTCGGTGTCAACGTCCTCGACCTTTCGCTCGTCCATCACGAGGTCCGGCATCGTTCTCCAGAATCCGTCGTGGCAATTCTTCGTCGCGTAGAGCATCGGTCCGTCTTCGTCTCCGTTTATCCGCTGGCGGACCTGGATATACCCGGTGAGGCGCGAGTTATCCGCTTTTCTGAGGATCACGCCGTAGCGAAGCATCGTTTCGGCAATCGACGGGCCGCCATCGACCTTCCACATCGACGGGTCCGCTGCGATGTACCCGAGTTTTCTGTTCCCGATTCGCGAACGGATCATCTGGGCAACGTCGGATGCTTCTTTCCTGATTCCTTCGTTTGATTTTCCGTTCCAGCCGTACAGTTCGTTGAACCTGATAATTGCGCCGCGCCGGTACGTCCTTCCGTCAGGAAGCGCGTTCCCGTTCGATACCGCCCACATCCCGAACGAAAACGGCCGTGTGGACCCCCAGTCCAGCGACCCGAAGCACATCCAGTCTGCGGGCGGCTCGAACGGCTCGATGCAGTGGATGTCTCGCCGCAGTTTCTCGAACGCCTGACCGGCGACGATGTCCCAGTCGCCCTCCAGCATCGCGCGCACGAGCGAATCGGCGCCGAGGCCGCGAAGCCTGTCTGCGTAGCTCGGGTCGTCTTTCGTGAGGTACGGGTTATCGGCGAGGCGCGCAGGGATGAATTGCCTGAGCATCCCCCCCTCCTCGGCTTCTGCCCGCCAGATCACCATCGGCGGTTTCGGCGTGATAAACGTGCGTTTCACCCAAGCGTGCCCGATTGACCCAGGGTTCGAGCCTGCTTCGATGCGAGGCATGCGCGATGCGTAGCCAGGCGGCACTTTCAGTCCGGCGATGCGGACTCGCGAGCGAAGGAACCGGTACTGGTACTCGCTGAAGTGCGTCAGCTCGTCCATGATCAGGACGTGGATCTCGGCGCCTCGATATTTCTCCACGTCGTTTTCGCTGTCGCAGTAGCAAAGGTGCAGGACCGATCCATTCCAGAACTCGAATTCGTTTTCGACGGCGCGGTATTTCACGGCGCCGTTCACGAGGAACGGCTCAAGCATGGCGTGGAAGCTCGTCGGGCCTCGCAAGTGGTTATCGCGCAGGTCAGGCAGCGTCCTGCGGAACATGTACACCTGCGCTCCCGGCACTTCGACGCACCACCTTATCGCGGAGGCTCGCAGCAGGTACGACTTACCCCCCCCTGCCGCCCCGCCGTAGAGAACTTCTGTGGCTTCGGTCTGGAACGCGAGTCCCTGCTTCGGCTGCAGTTTCAAGCGAGCTGCTTCGGTTACAGCAGCAGCTTTCAAATCGGCTCTGCCTCGATCACGCGGCCTGCGGGTTCTGCCTGTGGCGCGATTTCGATCACCAGCGTCGGCGCGACGCCAGAGTGCCGAACGTCTGTCTTGTCGCCGTAGCGCTCGCGGTCCCACTTACTGGCGCGCCACTTCCGGGCCTCGGTTCGCAGCTTCGCGACCTGCACGCTCGCCGGATCCGCGCCGTCTGCAATCGATACGCCTTCCTGCGCGTCCTGATCGGCGAGCACTCGCAGCGCCTGCTCGTACAGCCCCGCGTGTTCCGTCGTGAACCACTGCACGAACGCCCCGACCGGAAGACCCCAAGCCCGCCCGATCTCCCGAAGCGTCTCCGGCTTCTC